ACTTCGATGCCGCCCAAGAAGGCCGTGCATTGCAGGCGTTGTGGCTGGTCCGGAACGAGGCTCGCATGAATATTGAGATCTGGCGCCCGGTCGTTGGCCATGAATTCTACGAGGTATCGGACTGCGGCCGAGTGAGATCATTAACTCGGATGGCTCATGGGAATGGCCGGCTTGCGCCGGGACGTATCCTTACAACGACATGCTTAGACCGATACGGTTATTGCGTGGTTACCGTATCAGGGCGATCAAGAAAGATCCACCGATTGGTTGCCGAGGCGTTTCTGCCAAATCCAGACGCGAAGCCCCAAATCAATCACCGGAATGGCGACAAGACTGATAATCGGGTTTCAAATTTGGAGTGGAATACACCTAGCGAAAACTTAACTCACTGCCGCCGCGTTCTCGGAAAAATGGTGGGCGTGGGCCATCCCGAGGCCGTGCCGATCTGCGACGATGACATTTGCGCAATCCAGACGCTCCCTTCCTTTGGGGCGCGCTTCGGGACCCTGACTGCCATTTTAGGCGTGAGCAAAACGCAATACTACCGAATTCGGAAAAACGAAACTTGGCACTCGCGCACACAAAATGCCGCTCGGTGACGTCATCTACGCCGACTCCTTCCAGCCGGACTTTGGCGTCCCGTGGCAGGCTGTTCTTTCCCGTGCTGAACTGGAGAAGTGGGACGAGTCGCGCCTAGTCGCATACTACAACGCCCGGAAGCAGGTAGACGCCATGAACGCGGGAGAGAATCCTGTGCAAGGTTGGTCCCTTCCGATGTGGCAGCGCATCCAAGCTAACTGGAAGAAATACAACATCCATGTGATGCTCGGGGGCAACCAGAGCGGTAAGACAACCTTTGGAGCTCGGGCAACCGTTTGGGCCGGCGCCACGATCCCGCAGGCGGAAACCTACTGCTTTCACGTCACGGACAAACGCTCAATCGACGACCAGCAGCGGTTCATCTATGAGGCAATCCCGGCGTCCATCAAAAACATCCCCACGAAAAAGGGGACGCATCACAGCTTGCAGTATTCGCAGAAGAACGGCTTCACGGATGGAATCTGTATCTTCCCCCCGCACAAAGGCTATCGGCGTGGCGGCTCAATCAATTTCTTCAACTACGCCCAATACGCGCAGAACGACCAGATCATCGAGGGCATCAAGGCCCATTTTATCTGGGCGGATGAAACAATACCGCTGGCCCTCTTTGAAACGCTGAAGTTCCGGCTCTTCACCTACCACGGCCGGATGCTGCTCACGTTCACGGTCATTGATGGCTGGAACGACACGATTGAAAAGATCCTGAGCCAGACGCGCACGCTGGAGACCGCTTACAGCAACCGCCTAAAGATGCACCTGCCCATCATGCAGGAGAGCATTTCCGTGGACTCCTGCTGCATTTACTACTGCTGGACCGAGCACAATCCGTTCACGAGCATTGATGAGTTCTGGAAGCTGAACGCGACAGCCGATATCGCGACGATCAAAGCCCGCGCCTACGGCGTCCCAACAAAATCCATGGCGGGCGTCTTCCCCATGTTCTCCCGCGAGTTCGCCCCGCTCGGGAACGTGATGAAGCACGAAGACCTTCCCTTCGTGAAGGACCCAAATTATCCGGTCACGCGCTACATGGCGATTGACCCCGCCGGCTCGAAGAACTGGTTCATGGCGTGGGTTGCCATTGATGCGGCCGGGACGTGGTATGTGTATCGCGAGTGGCCCGACTTCGACAAATGGGCCGAGTCCAGCAACAACCCGGACGGCAAAGCCGGTCCCGCTCAGAAGGGATCGAAGTTCGGCATCAAGGATTACGTGGAGTTGATCCGCGACGCCGAGGGCGACGAAAAGGTCTACGAGCGATTCATTGATCCGCGCATGGGTGCGGCGGAACGCCAGAGCGAGGAAGGGGCGACAACGATCATATCAGATTTGGACGATCAGGAAATGACGGTCATCCCGGCCCCTGGTGTCGATGAGGACAACGGCCTCCAGCTCATCAAAAACAAATTGGCTTGGGACGAGAAGAAGGACCGCGACTCCCTCAACTCTCCCCAGCTATTCATTTCCGACCGCTGCCAGAACATCATTTTCGCCCTCGCGGAATACAAGAAGCACAGCCGGCAGGAGGCGACCAAAGACCCCGTGGACGCCCTGCGCTACATCGCCGTCAGCAATCCCGAGTTCTACGAACTGACCGACGAGAAGGACGACCACAGGACGGGCGTCTACTAGCAGGGGCGCTTATAGCTTGCATAGCCCCGCTTACCGCCTAAGTGGTCTTGGCAGTGAGTTCGATCACAGGCTCCCCGACCGACACAACCGACGCCACGCTGCAACTAGCGCCAGCGGGTGAAGACGGCCCTGATTTCGGCGAGCTCCAGAAGGCCTTTCAGTCGTGCATCAGCAACAACGAGCCCTTCGTTGAACAATGCCGGCAAAATTATCAGACCCGGTATGCCCTGTGGGACGGCCAGTCCGCTGACGGCAAAAAGCACTCCCGGGGCGGCTCCAAGATCGACCCGACGCCTTGGGACGGAGCCTCCGACCTCCGGGTTTTCCTTACCGACGACGCGATCAACGCCAAAGTCGCAATGGAGTGCATGGCTTTCCGGGCCGCACAGGTGGTGGCGACCCCGATTGAGGGGTCCGACATCGAAAGGGCCAAGATTGTATCCGGTTTCATGCGCTGGCTCGTCCAGACGCAGATTCCGGAGATCGACCGGGAGACGGAATTGCTGGCCCAATACCTCAACGAGAAGGGCGTAGCGGCTACGGGCCAGTTTTGGGAGAAGTGTCAGGAGAAAACTTTGGCCAAGGTCACGATGCAGGACCTCGCGCGACAGTTCGACGGGGTTGACGTGCAGCGAATGCTGGATTCCGGGACCTTCGACGACGACCTAAGCGCCCTTTTCGAGGAAGTTTTCGGCTGCACGAAGCGCAAAGCGAAGAAAATGCTGGCCGAACTGCGCTCGAGCGGCGAAACGAGCGTCCCGGTGGTTGGACGGGAGTATTCGCGGCCCATCATCCGGGCATTTTCCCTCGACGAAAACCTTTTCATCCCCGCTTGGGCGACCGACATTGAGCATTCCCCGGCGATCTACCGCATAGAATACTTCACGCCCGAACAACTTCGCGGTTTTGTGCGGACGGACGGCTGGGATGAGGCTTGGGTGGAGAACGCCATCGAATCACAGCGCGGGAAATGGCTCACGGCTACTCCTCCGGAGATCCTATACCCCATTTCCCGCTCATTCATCTGGCAGGAGCAGCGATTCCACGACCTGATTGGCGTAGTTTACGCCTACCAGCGTCTTTCCGACGAAGACGGCATCCCGGGCATCTATCTGACCGTTTTTAACCCGAACATGCCGCCGGATTCGACCACGAATCCGCACGACGGCTACGCGAAGTTCGGTTTGCTCGGCTACGCGCACGGCCAATACCCGTTTGTCCTTCATCGGAGGGAATATCTCTCGCGGCGACTGCACGATTCCCGGGGAATTCCGGAGCCGGGCAAGCCGTGGCAGGATTCGATCAAGGCGCACAAGGATTCTCGGATTGATGCGGCCTCCATGGCGATCCTACCGCCGTTGATGTATCCGATTGGCCGTCCGCCGGCCCGTTGGGGCGCTGGAGCTCGGGTTCCGGAACGCCGATCAGGGGAATACCACTTTGCCGACCGTCCGGCGCCGGACATGAACACCGACGAGAGCGAAAGACTCCTTCGGGACGATTTCCGCGAGTATGTCGGCTTCTCGGCCCCTGGTGGAGATGTGACCTTCGCCGCGTGGAAGAACAAATTCGACGTAGACAAGTTCCTTCGCTGCTGGGCGAAGGCCTACCGGCAGGTCTGGAAGCTGTATCAGCAATTCGGGTCTGATGAAGTCTATTTCCGTGTTATCGGCCTGAAGAAAGCCGAGCCTTCCCTGATGACGAAGGGCGACCCACGAGAGGACTTCGACGTGGCGATCACGTTCGACGTGGACACGATGAACCCGGAGATTTGGGAGAAGAAGCTGGAGGCCATCGCGAAGATTGCGACGACGACCGACCGCGAAGGAACGGTTGATTGGGCGCAGCTCACGCAGGTCCTGCTGGAGTCTGTGGACGTGAACATTGCCGAACGCATCCTTCAGCCGAAGGAGACTTCCCAAATCAAGTTCATGCAGGAGGAGAAGGGGGCGCTCTCCAACATCTTCGCCGGATTCGAGGAGGATATCAAAATCGGTTCCCCTGCGCAGCTCGGACTTCAGATCATCTCGCAGTATGTCCAGACTCCGGACGTCGCGCAGCGATTGCAGAGCGACGAGGCATTCCGGAAGCGGCTTGAGAAGCGGGCCAAGCAATACCAGTTCCAAATTACCCAACAAGAGAACGCCCGCATTGGGCAGCTCGGCGCATGACCCAACGAGACCGCGACGATCGTATCCGCGAAAGACTGCTTCCCCTCGTGGGCGAGCCCCATTTCGAGGCATTCATTGAGGAGATTCGCCAGCAACGGGAAATCTCCATCGAGGACGCTTGCAGCGATCCGGTAATTGCCAACGAGCGCACCCACCTCTCGGCAATCGGGGAGGTCCGCTGCTACAAGAATCTCTTGGCGATCTACGATAATCTCGTAGCGCACAGGCAGACGCAGCCGCAGGAAGCGGCCGAAGACTAAGCGCCCTTGGCGCATTTGGGGGTTGACAAGGGCGCTTATTAAGCGCGCTTATCGCGTCACTGAGACATAAGCGTCTCTGATAAGCGCCCTCTTGGGGGCATAAAAACCATGCCTGACGTAGTTACAGCGGCAGCTCCGCAGCCAGAGGCGCAAGCCCAAACGAGCGGTGAAGAGAAACAACGTGCCAGTAATCTGAGCGGAGCCGATGCGGCCGCCCATCTGCTGAAGATGAGCCAAGCGAAAGCCCCGTCTGCGGAACAGACTACCCCCGAGGAATCGGAAAGCACGACCACCCCCGCAGCGGAGGAGCAGCAAAGCACCTCTGCCGAAGCCAAACCCGAGGAAGCCGCTGTTGAGGCCGAAGAGGTCGAGACCGAGGCCAAACCCGAAGGCGACGCGGACGATGATCTTTCAAAATCAACTCAGTTAGACGCCAAGACGCAGGAGCGCATCAACCGCCGGATTGGCAAGGAAGTCGCGAAGCGCAAGCAACTGGAGGGTGCTGTAAACGAGCTTAAGGCCCGTCTGCTCGAAGTGAGTCAGGCGAAGCCCGAAACCGCTCAAACGCATGTTCCCACCCCCGGTGCGACCCCCTTGTCCGAGGTCAATGACGTAAGCGCCCTCAAGTCGCTTGCGACGCAGGCCGACGACGCCATTGAATATTGCGACCGTGTTCTCGACCACATCGAGGACGGCGGTCAGCCCCCCGAGGGCTGGACCAAACAATCCCTGAAGGAGGCCAAACGTGCCGCCGAAAGGGCCAAGTCCCGCGATATCCCGGCCCGGTTCCAATTCCTGCAAGAGCGCAACAAAGCCCAGCAGCAGGCATTCCAGCAATTCCCGTTCTTAAAGGACCGGACGAGCAACGAATACCTGTTTGCCCAGCAAGTCCGCAGTCAGATCCCGTGGGTGGCTAATCACCCCCAAGGAGACTTGATTGTCGGGGTTCAGGTATTGGGGCTTAAGGCGCTCATGGCCCAGCAGGAAGCGGCCAAGAAGGCGGCGGTTAAACC